CAGGAAATATTGTAAAATCAAATGCGTATCAAGCATCTGATGGCGGAGTAATAATTTCACAATCTGGCACAACAATTACAATAGGTGCTTCAGGAGATACTGTAAGTTTAGCTAGTGGTGCATCGCAATCAGGATTTGGTAGAGCAGGGTCAGTAGACTGGCAGACAGGTTCAATTAAAACAAGCACATTTACAGCAGCGAGTGGAGAAGGTTATTTTGTAGATACAAGTTCAGCAGCTGTGACTGCAAATTTACCAGCAGGTTCTGCTGGAGCAATAGTTTCTTTTTCTGATTATACAAGAACTTTTGGAACAAATAGATTAACTGTTACACCTAATGGTTCAGAAAAAATAGGTGGTGTTGCTGAAAGTGCGTTTTTAACTATAAATGGTCAAGCAGCTACTTTTGTATATGTAGATGGAACTGAAGGTTGGATTAATGTCCAAAATGCAGAAGATACAGAAGCAGGAGTTACTCCAGCTTTTATAGCAGCAACAGGTGGAACAGTTTCAACTGTTTGTACAAATTTTAAAGTTCATACATTCACAGGTCCAGGCACATTTTCTGTTTCGGCAGTGGGTAATGCAGCAGGTTCTGAAACGGTAGATTATTTAGTAATAGCTGGTGGTGGCGGAGGTGGTTCTGATCAAGGTGGCGGAGGTGGAGCAGGAGGTTATAGAGAATCTTCTGGTGCAGTTTCAGGAGCTTATACAAGATCACCATTAGGTGCTTGCGTTTCAGCTTTACCAGTTACAGCCACAGGTTTTCCCATCACAGTAGGTGGTGGTGGCCAAGGAGCGATTATAGGATGTAGAGCTGGAGCAAACGGAAACACTTCTACTTTTTCATCAATTTCATCTGCAGGAGGTGGTAAGGCTGGAACCTTAAATTCTCCTGGCGTTGGAAGTGCTGGAGGATCTGGTGGTGGAGGAAGTCACGGAGGATGTGGAGGAGCTGGTGGTGCAGGTAATACACCTCCTGTAGCCCCACCTCAAGGAACTCCTGGTGGAAATGCACCTTCATCAAGTGATTATGGAGCAGCTGGTGGTGGAGCAACATCAGCAGGAGTGAATGGTAATTCAGGAAGTGCTGGAGGCACTTCATCAATTACAGGTTCTCCTGTAGGTAGAGCTGGTGGTGGAGGAGGAAGAACATCAACAGGACCTGCGGGTGTTCCATTCGGGGCAGGAACTTATACACCAAACCCAAGTCCAGGAGCACAAAACGGAACTGCAAATACAGGAAGTGGTGCTGGAGGATCTGGTGTAGGAGGACCAGCTCCCACAAATGTAGGTGGAACTGGTGGCTCTGGTATAGTAATAATAAGGTACAAATTTCAATAGGTAAATTATGAGTGAAGTAAAAGTAAATAAAATAACACCAAGAACAGATTGTGGAACTACACAGTTAGGAGATAGTGGAGACACAGTTACAGTTACAGGTGATTTAAGATCAGACAGTTTAAAAGCGGCTGACGGTGGAGTAATTATTAGTCAGTCAGGAACTACAATTACTGTTGGTGCAAGTGGTGATACTGTAAGTTTAGCAAGTGGAGCATCACAATCAGGTTTTGGTAGATCAGGTTCTGTTGATTGGCAGACAGGAAGTATTAAAACAAGTACATTTACAGCTGCTAGTGGAGAAGGTTATTTTTGTGATACTTCTAGTGGAGCGTTTACAGTAAACTTACCTGCTGGATCAGCAGGTGCAATTGTATCTCTTTCAGATTACACAAGAACTTTTCAAACAAATAATTTAACAATTTCACCAAACGGATCAGAAAAAATTGGTGGCGTTGCAGGAGATGCAACTTTAGAAACAGAAGGTCAAACAGCAACGTTTGTTTACGTTGACGGCACAGAGGGTTGGATAAATACTCAAGAAACTTCAAATTCAGTAACAGGAAGAAACTTTGTAACAGCTACGGGTGGTACTATTACTACTTGTGGAAATTTTAAAATTCATACATTTACAGGACCAGGCACTTTTGCTGTATCAACTATTTCAACTGTACCAGCAGAGAATACAGTTGGATATCAAGTAGTAGCTGGTGGAGGTGGTGGAGGATTTCAAAATGGTGGTGGCGGTGGTGGAGGTGGTTTTAGAGAAGGTAGAAATGCACCTATAGATAATTTTACAGCATCACCTTTAGTAGCAAACGCTCCAACAAATGCAGTAACTCTTACTGCAGCATCTTTTCCAATCGCAGTAGGTGGTGGTGGAGCTGCAGGAGCTACTCCATGTGTCGCTGCTTCAGCAGGTGTAAATTCAACATTTTCAACAATAACATCCGCAGGTGGTGGTGGAGGTGGTCATAGTTCATCTGCCCCAGGACGTAATGGAACTAGTGGTGGATCCGGTGGCGGAGCTTCTTATGTATTTCCAGGTGGTACTGGTGATTTTCCAGGATCTCCTATAGGAAATCCTTCAGGAAACACACCTCCTGTAAGTCCGTCACAAGGTAATAATGGTGGTTACGGTTTTACAACTTGGGTTGGATGGATCACAGGTGGTGGCGGTGGCGGAGCTGGTGCAGTAGGAACTAATGGCGCTAAAAACACTAGAGCACCAGGAGGTAACGGTGTATCAAGTTCAATTACAGGTTCTTCAGTAGCAAGAGCTGGTGGTGGAGGTGCCGGTATACAAAATCCTTCAGAAGTCCCAGGATCAACTGGTGGTACAGGTGGCGGTGGAGCCTCATCTTCTCCTACAGGAGAAGGATCATCAGGTGGTACAGCAACAGCAGGAACTGCTAACACAGGTGGTGGTGGTGGAGCTAATGGAGATAAAAACCCTAATCAGGGTGCAGCAGGTGGATCAGGTATTGTAATAATAAGATATAAATTTCAATAGTTGAATGGTAGTTAAAATTAATATATAAGGAGAAACATTATGGCACATTTTGCAAAACTAGGAGCTAACGGAAAAGTTATCCAAGTGTTAACTATGGATAATGATAAGATGTTAAACGCTGATGGTGTAGAAGACGAAAACGTAGGTCAACAATGGTTAGAAACACATAACAACTGGCCTGCACAAATGTGGATTCAAACATCTTACAATACAGTAAACAATACACATTCATCTGGTGATAACTCAAAAGCATTTAGAGGAAACTATGCAGGTATAGGTTATACTTGGGACGAAGATAATAATATTTTTTGGCCAAAATCACCTTATGCATCTTGGGTAAAAAATAC